AGCAATCCATGACTCAAAGGTTTAATATTAATAATAAACAATAAATAAATAGATATGAAAGCAAAATTAGATAAATTTTTAGGGTACTTTGTAAGTAAGAAGCTAAGTGTATTTATCGTAGCTAGTTTCTTTGTAGGATTTGGTATGATAGAATCAACTGAATGGGTTAATATTTCATTAATTTACATAGGAGGGCAATCTGTAATTGATGCTGTAGCTAAGTTAAGAAAGTGAGGATAGTATATCTAATAATTATATTAATTTTGTTTTCCACTTGTTCTGCTAAATGGCATTACAATAAAGCATTAAAAAAAGGACTGGAGACTGTATCTACATCAGATACAATTAGCATTACTACAATTGATAGTATTCCAATTATTCAGCATGATACAATTATTTATCAAAAATTTTTTACTTCTAAAGATACTGTGATATTTTATAAAAATATATATATCCCAAAAACCATTAGAGAAATTAGAATAGAAAATAAATTTATTAGAGATACAATAAGAATAAAAGAAAAAACTAAAGTCAGGATACAAAAAGAAGAGACTAAACAAACAAAAGCAGAAAATAAATCTAGTCCATTCTTAAGATTTGTAGGTAGAATGTGGTGGTTAGTATTAATAGTTGGTATAGGTGTTGGAGCTTATGTAAGAAACCTTTTACCATTTTAAAATAAACTAATGAGTAAAGATATAAAATGTCCTAATTGTGGAGCTAAGTATGAAGTTAATGTAACTCCTAAACCTCCAACATCAGAATCAAACTATATTTGGCTATTTGATAATGGTCACGGTGGTATTATAGATGGAGTATATCAAACAGCAGGTAAAAGATCACCTTTATGGCCTGATGGAGAAATTCTTTATGAAGGAGAATTCAATAGAGCTATTGTTAATAGACTAATGAAGCTGTGTGAAGAGGCTGGAATTGATGCAATCAATTTAGTTGATACTCAAGAGGATGTTCCTTTAAGTAAAAGAACAGATAAAGCTAATGATATTTCTCGTCAGCAAATGGATATGGATGGTAAGCCTTGCATTTATGTTTCAATACATGCTAATGGATTTAGTACAGAGTCTGCAAATGGATGGGCTGTATATACCTCTATAGGAGAGACAAAATCAGATAAAATTGCAACTGTACTATATGAGAAAGCAGTAGTAGAGTTTCCAGAGGAAAGAATGCGGATAGACACTCACTCAGATGGAGATGCAGATCAAGAATCTAATTTTTGGGTATTAAGAAAAACAGTAATGCCTGCTATTCTCAGTGAAAACTTCTTTATGACTAATTCTGATAACTGCCATAAGTATTTATTGAGTGAAAATGGAAGAGATAGAATAGCAAAAATTCATTTTGAAATGATACAAGAAGTAGAAAAAACTAAAACTATTTAATTATGAGAGCTTATAAGACAGATGACCGAAGTAAAGAAACACCTTTACCAGTAAGAGCTTATAGATCTACATGGTTTTCTCTTAGAACAGGAAAGTTATACAGACAAACTACACATCCTATAGGAAATAATTGGGTGCTGGAAGTTACGGGTGTCCCCACTCTAGCAGAGGTCTTAGAGTCTGGTAATATCATGGAGAATCTCCAACAGATAGAATCAGAGAATGGTTCAGCTTGGATGTATGTGCATGATCTAGTAGCCGCATTTGGATTTGATGATAAGAATATCAGTATCACTGCTACTGGGCTTAGTATTAACAATGGCCTGGACCAACCAATTACAATAGATTGGTTAACTAACAGGATAACATTAAATACAATAGAGACATTTATTGATGATACTGCTGCAGGTGTAGGAGGGTTGACATTAAATCAAGTATATCAAACACCAACAGGTGAGTTAAGAATAAAACTATAAGATATAAATATTTTATTTAATAAGAACTGGCTAACAACCAGTCTTTTTTTGCATCATAATTATTTAAAACTTGTAAAGTTTAAACTTAATTACTACCTTTACACTATAATTATTTAAAAACCAACATTATGAATGAAGAAGTAAAAGAAGCTCCTGTTGAAAAAACAGAGCAAAAGGAAATGTCCAAAGAAGAAGTAGCAGCACATGAGGCTAGAATGAAAGAGCAAAAAAAAGAACTTATCAAGTTCTATAAAGATGAAATGCCTTTTTTAAAAGCACAATGTGAGTATGAAGAAACTATCACTAAGATAGAAGTAGCTAAAATGACAAGGCTTGATATTATGATGGCTAAAGCTCAGATCATGGCTAATTCTCCTGAAGAAGAATCAGAAGAACGTAAACTTAAAACTGACTAATAAGAGGAAAGTGTATTAAGTATTAAAACCAACAATCATGGCAGAAGTAAAAAAAGTACAAAAGATTGGCCATATGGATCTTTGGAGCATAGTAAGTTTTCAAATTCATTTGTATTGCCACCTTAATAGTATTAGTATTTCAGAATCTGATCTTGAAAGTCTTGCATTACTTGCTATAAATGGAGAATCTGAACTTTCTGCATTTTGTAATGCAGCGTGTGAACAAGATGAAAGAGATAGGGACCTTGTATTAATTCATGAACGTGAAATATTTAAGACACCTCAATCAGTAAGAAACTCTATAAATAAGCTTGAGAATATGAAGCTTATACAAAAAAAAGGTAAAAGTAAAAAAAAGATTTCTGTTAATTCTTTACTACAGATACAAGCTAAAGGTAATATTTTTGTAGAAGTTAAACTTTTAAGAAAAGAAGATGAACCCCAAGAAGCCTAAGCAGTTTATTAAACCAACAGCTGATCTCTTAGGTGAAACTGAAAATTTAGTACTTGATGTAGTAAATTTTTATTGGGCGGCTGTACGGAAGGAACTCTATAAATTAGAGTCTCCCTCTGTAACAGTTACTAATTTAGGAACCTTTAAGGTAAGGTATAAGAGAATAAGTGTATTAGAAAAAAAATATAATAATTTTCTTAAAGATAGTTCAATGGATAAAATGACATTTGATAAACATAATGTTCATAATAAATCTTTAACTAAGCTTAAAAAATTAGAAGAACTCAGAACCAAGATGCAGGAAGAGTATGAAAGAAAAGCAGAAGTAAAAAAACAAAGACAAGAATATGTTATTAAAAGTTTGGAAAAATAAAGGAAAGATCCTAGAAGGGATTAAGAATCGTATCTTTAAGCAAGAGCATATAGAAGAAATCTTTGAAGAAAGATTAGGTGTATGTCAAAAGTGTATAGAATATGATCTTGAAGGTAAGAATTGCTATGTTCCAGGAACACAACCTTGTTGTGGAGAATGCGGATGCAGCCTTTCTCTTAAGTTAAGATCTTTATCATCAGAATGTGGTTTATCTAAATGGGATGCTGTATTAAATGAAGATGAAGAAGATAAGTTAAATGAACAATTACAAGATAAGCAATAAAACTTAAATAAATAATATGAGTCTAATATTTAAAGAAGAAGGGCACGTCTATGAAAGTATAGATCCTAATGAACAAATTAATTGGACTAGTGTTACAAGTTTAGTTGCTATGTTTAAAAAACCCTTTCCTAAAAATCAAGCTGAAAAATCATCTAAAAATAAAAAGTCTCAATGGTATGGAATGAAACCTGAAGATATTCAAGCAGTCTGGGATGCAGAAAACTTAAGAGCAACTACATTAGGAAGTTTTTATCACAATCAAAGAGAAGCTGATGTAATTGATTGTGATACCTTACAAAGAGAAGGTGTTGATTTACCAATTATACCACCTAAAGTTATTGATGGTTTAAAGTATGCACCAAATCAAAAACTTATATCAGGAATATATCCTGAACATTTTACATACTTAAAATCTGCTAAAATATGTGGACAAGCTGATAGGGTAGAAGTAGTCAATGGATATATAAACATATCTGATTATAAAACTAATAAAGAAATTAAAAAAAAAGGTTTTATAAACTGGGAAGGTGTAAAAGATACTTTGATGACGCCAATAAGTCATTTAGATAATTGTAACTTACAGCACTATACTTTACAAATGAGTATATACATGTATATAATGATTAAACATAATCCTACACTTAAGCCAGGTAAAATGATATTAGAGCATATATTATTTGAAGTTGAAGGTAAAAATAAATATGGATATCCTATTACTAAATATAATGAAAATGGAGACCCTGTAGTAAAAGAAATAGTTCCTTACGTAGTTCCGTATTTAAAAGAAGAAGTAATATCAATGATTAACTGGTTAAAAGACAATCCACAATGATAGCAAGATTATTTGATGTACAGAATGGAAAAGTAGTTCCTTCAGAACACTGTTATACCATTTCATGGTTAAAAGATATTATGGAAGAATACAGTAAAGATAAAGAATACTTAAAAGTGTATACATATCTTTTTTACATGACTTTTCCTAATCCGGATGCTAATCCTTTTTTTCATATAAAAGAATCTGAAAAAGAAGAAATGATATTAGAAGATATTAATGCAGAATTTTCTACAGAAGATAATACAATACAAAAAGCATTAGGTAGATGTAAAAAGATATATGAGACTCCAACATCAAGAGCTTATGATGGAATAGCAGGAATGCTTGATAAATTAGCTCTATATATGAGAGTTACTAATATATCAGATGGTAAAGATGGAAATATATCTGGAATAATTGCTGCTGCAAAAAACTATGAGCAAATTAGAAACTCATTTAAAGGTGCTTATAAAGATTTACAAGAAGAACAAGAGTCTAGAGTACGTGGTGGAAAAGGATTGGGATATGATCAAATGTAAAGTGTATGTTTAGAGACAGGGATTATCCCATATCAATACCTACGTGGGAAAAAGGAGAATGGCAAGAAGATACTATTTTTAATAGTATGCAAGAGTTCATAGATTATGTAGTTACTTTATTTAAGGAACCTGGAACATATGAATTTGATGACTCTGTTCAACATTGGCAAACTGAAGCTATAAGATATAATACTTTTGGATATTTTTGTGAAGCTCCATTTAGAAGTAGAGATTTTATTAGGTATTGGGATGATCAAAAAAGAAAAGCTCGTATAGGTGCTATATATAAGTCTGGAGATAAATCATGGTTGTTATCTAGAGATTATTATTTTTGGTTAAATTTCTTACCTATTTTTGATAAAGAAAAAAATGAATATGATTTTCCTCTTATTTGGGACATACAATATCATATGGCTCTTTATGAACTACTTGCAGAGCTAAATAATAAGCATACAGCTATACTTAAAAAAAGACAGATAGCATCTAGTTATTTTCATTGTGCTAAACTTATAAATTATTACTGGTTTGAAGAAGGAGCTAAACTTAAAATGGGAGCTTCTCTTAAAGATTACATTAATTTAAAAGGATCTTGGAAAATGTTGAATGAATATTCAGATTTTCTTAATGAACATACAGCATGGGTCAGACCTCATAACCCTGGTAAAGTGGGAGATTGGGAACAAAAAATTCAAAAAACAGTAAATGGGAGAGATATAACTGTAGGTCTTAAGTCTACTATGGGTGGTTATACATTTGAAAAAGATGCAACGGCAGGTGTAGGTGGACCTTGTAGATATTTCTTTCATGAAGAAGCTGGAGTTGCACCTAAGATGGATCAAACATATGAGTTTATGCGTCCTGCATTACATTCCGGTATGATAACTACAGGTATGTTTATTGCTGCGGGTTCTGTAGGTGATCTTGATCAATGTGAACCTCTTAAAGAATTTATGTTACATCCTGAAGAAAATGACTTCTATGCTGTAGAATCAAATCTTATAGATGAAGATGGTACCTGGGGTAAGCACGGATTATTTCTGCCTGAACAATGGAGCATGCCACCGTTTATAGATGAGTATGGAAATAGTCAAGTAGAAGAAGCCCTTAAAGCTATTCATGTTCAGAGAGAGAAATGGAAAAAGGATCTGGAGCCAGGAAAATATCAATTGCGTATCTCTCAGAAACCTACCAATATAAAAGAAGCATTTGCATATAGACAGGAGTCTAAGTTTCCACTTCATTTGCTTACTAATCAACAAAGAAGAATAGATGATAAACAATATCATGCAGAATATTTAAATCTTAAAAGAGGACCAGGAGATACAATCTTAGTTTCAAATTCTAAGAAGTCGCCTATAAAAGAATTTCCTGTAAGAAAAACAGATACTGATAAAGAAGGATGCATAGTAGTTTGGGAAAGACCTGTTAAAAAACCTGAATGGGGAACATACTATGGTTCAATAGATCCTGTGTCAGAAGGAAAGACAACTACTTCTGATTCATTATGTTCTATATACATATATAAGAATACTCTTCAAGTAAGTAGACCTGACAGTAACGGTACTATGAAAACAATCATAGAAGAAGGT